ATGCTGGCCTTACTGTCACCGTACTGCGCGCTGAGTCTCACCTGCTGATCAACCTGCGCCAGCGTACTCGTTATTAGCGCGATGGAGTTACTCTGAATGCCGCCGCTGGCAGTATCTGTCCTTGCTCCCAGTTCCTCCAGACGGGATGCCATTGATGAAGTCGTGTCGGTGACAACCTGTCGCAACGTGGTGATATCAGCAGTATTTTGCGAGCTGGCTTGTTCGGCCGCATCTGCCTTACCTGATGCAGCGTCAGCTTTACTCGAAGCCGAATCAGCTTTATCAGAAATGACCTGAGTGCTCGCAGTGAGCTGATCAACAGCAGTAGCCCTTGCCTGAGCTTCATCTGACAGAGCCTGCCTTACCTCGGTAACTCCCGCCTCGTTCTGCGCAGTTTTTGCCTCAAGACGGGTAACATCCGTTACGCGCGCCTCCGTTTCAGTAGCGATCACCTCCCGGAGCTGTTCGAATGTCGCAGAGTTAGCGCCCTGTTGGGCTGTCTGGCGCACGACAACATCGGCAATAGCCAGCGCGTTTCCGATGATTGCTTCAGCGGTCTGCTTGTTCGAGCCAACCGCAGCAGCAAGGCCGTCTGCGTTCTCTTTGATTGCATCAGCCAGTTCTGCCAGTTTTCCGCTGCTGTCCACCGCGTTCTCGATCAAGTCTTTGAACGTATCGGAGCCTTTCATGTCCTCCAGGATTGCATCGGTGATATCGGATACATCGATGCTGGCCTGCCCGCGCACCCAGTCGGTCCATCCACTCTGATTCCCGATCCTGTCGACAAGCCGCGCCTGGTACCAGAATTCCTGCCCCGCCTTCAGCCCCATCTGCTGATAAAGTTTCTGCGGATACGGTACAGATGCCAAAAGCATCGGATTCGAACCGTCAGCGGCAATGCTGTATTGCAGTTCAGTGCTCAGGGTGTCGCCAGTATTAGCCGGGAATCCCCAGGTGACGTTGATTCCGAATACGACGTCTTCGGAGGCCTTAAGCCCGACAGGTTTGGGTACCTCACCCGCGCGTCCCTTCAGGTGTGTAAGCGCGGAAGTTGCCCAGAGACTCGATGCGCCGCCGGAGTTGATCGCGCGCACACGGACCAGATAATCACCCGCGAAGATGCCAGGCACTTCGATATTGCGAAGACCGGTCTCCGGTACGTTAACCCACTCATTGTCGCCGCGCTTCCACTGCACCCGATAGGCCATGACATCCGCCTGTGGTTTGCCGTTCTTGTCGACCGGCGCATCCCAGGATGCCGTCAGGGTAGTCACTCGCTGCCCCTGGCGCACTGCGTCATAGCTCGCTACCACGATATTGGTCGGCTGGTTGACGAGGCCGGTTGGTATCAGACTAATTGGCGGCGTGTCCAGGCGGGCATTGTTATCGACCGTATCATATTTTGATGCGTTATATTCGGCCCCGGTGATTGTGAAGGTGTTTTCTTCATCATCAAATCTCAGGTTCGTAACGCGGAAGTATTGCAGGCGCAACTGCCCGGCATCGATGACGAATACAGCGTTGGGTAACGGCTCTGCCGTGAAAGGCGTGGCGACCACCAGCTGCGTGCCGTTTACGGCCTGGATCACCCTGCTCTCAACGGTACCGCCCTGTGTGCGGATCATCAGTGTGTCACCCGCAACGGCACTGGTTCCCCGATCGGTTGTCACAGCCTTCAACCCAGCGTTATATCCGGTTATACGCCCGCCATAAACACGCCCTGAAAGGCGTTCGTCAGCAAATGCAAACACGGTACCCGGCACGTAGACATAGCCATCAAGCCCGGTCTGTAGCGTAATAATCCGGTCGAGTGAGTTGGAGTACACAGCCCACCCGCCACGGCGCTGTGCTTCGCTCTCGCGCGTACAGCCGATTGCAGTGATCTGCGTTTGCTTAAACTTGAACTGCTTAACCAGGTCCGGGAACATCACCGCTGTTGTGCGGTCCTGATAGTGATTGTCAGGGTCACTGAAGTTAATCAGCGCGCTGGAGAAGCGGGTCTTTTCACTGCCGCTCGAGTAAACCGGCTTGCCCACCACCGAAGCGCGGGTAAGGATTTGCAGCTTCGACGTGTCCGCCGGCATGTCAGAGACAACATTGAACATGTTGTTGCCCCAGAACGTCATGCCGTTAAATCCTGCGGCGATATCCTTGATCACCTGCCAGGCATCGGCCTGCGCCTGAATGTACACGTCAAACATGAAGCGCGGCTCTGTGCCGCTACCGCCTTTTCCATCTGGTACAAGCTGATCACAGCGCTGCGCTATGCGATAAAGCTCCCATTTATCGAGCATTTCTGGCGTCACGCGGCGGCCAAGTCCGAAACGCGGCTCAGTGAGCACATCGAACCAGATCCATGCTGGGTTATTCGTCCAGCCCCACTTAAACGTCCCTTCCCATGTGCCGCTATAGGTTCTGGCTATCGGATCGTAATTCGAAGGGATGCGGATAATGCGCCCCTTAGGTTTACAGGAAACCTTCGGGATATTGTTGAACGATTTGGCGTTGAACGACACATACAGCAGCGCCGTATGGGGATAGCGCAGGCGCGCATCAATCACCTCAGTGATTGCCTGTACCTGCGTTTTATTCTGTAACATCTGACTGGTGCTGTCGTCAGTGTCGCGTACCACGCGAATTTGCCAGCCAGTGCTGGCTTTGGGAAGATTAATACGGTGGGTTAGTTCATAGAGCGAACTGAGTTTCTCTGTGACGGTTCTTGTCATGACCGTAGAGAACGCACCACCATCTACAGCAAGATCGATATGGTACTTTACGGTAGTGCCGACAATATCCGCGTCGTTTTCCTGCTGCTGCAAACCCGGAATACCAATGCGAACGAGCACAGCGTCAATCTGGGTGTTGCTCAGCGCGCGCGTCCAGGGCGTGGCTTTTGTCAGCGATACGCCGACTGTAGTTTCGTTCTCCACTGCGGGGAAACCCGGAATCGGCGTCTGGGTCTGTGTTCCTGGCCGAAATTCCCAGGAAACGTTTTCAAAGTTCATCGTTCCGTCTGAGTTTCCCAGCGGCGTACCGTCCAGGAATATCCGGGTCGCATCCAGGCCACCAGCAAACTCACCCTCCCCGAGCGCCAGCAGCATGCGGCAGCGCGCCATTGTCTGCGCGGAATCAGGCTGTTCTACAGGTGTGTGCTGCTTCTGGCTGCCACCCTTTGCACCAGTGATCGCTTCCATATTACATCCATAAAAAAAGCACCCGACTGGGTGCTTGATATTCAGAAAGGAGTTATCAGATGTCTTCGGCGACTATGCCAGCGCTGATGATGGCGCCGCCGATCTCTCGCTCACCATAAAGAAGCGCGACCGGGTTTCCCATCGCAAGGGTATTCACTGAACCACCAAAGGCATATGAGGGTTTATTGTCAGGGTCGTCTCGCCCCTGTAAGCATTTGGGCTGGGGCGAAAGCATCTGGTAAATACCGCCGGCCATCATTGACGCGCCCGACATGATAAGTCCGGCCCCAAATGTCAAACCTACGCCCGTCCAGCCAGTTGCCACTCCAGTAATGACACCAGCAACAACCATCAAGGCGCCGAGGATTGTCTGGAACATGCCGGCCTTCTTCGCCCCTTCCATAACTGGCGCTATGCGAATATCGCTATCGCCTGCCAACTCCTGGAAGTCCTGCACGCCTATGTTGCGCTTACCGCGAAACACCGCGAAGGTCATGCCATTTTTTTTAGCGTTCATCAGGTAGCTTTCCAGCCCATCGAAATTGATGCAGAGCGCCTTCACGGCTTCTGCCGAAGTCTGCACCGCCAGCTTATGCACGCGCCCGAACCGAGCGCCCAGCGCGCCATACAGGCGGATAGTGGTTAAACGCGCCATGGCTTTATCTCCTGCGGCAGGTCTTTGTGACGAACGCAGATCATCGTGCGGTCTTTGAAATAGCCTCTGGAATATGGGGTAATGCATGAAGGCTGGCCGTAAAGATGGTGGAGTAGTTCACCTTCTTCAGTGATGATCCCCGCGTGGTTCCACTTAGCGGATTCAACCTGCATGATTACCATGCAGCCTGGCGCGGGGTCGCATTCGACAAACCCTTCCCGCTCCCAGTTTTCGAAATAGAGATTGTCCTGGTACTGGCTTTCCCACCATGGGTAATCGACGCGAAAATCGTTCAGCGTGACGCCCTGAATGGCGTGCCAGTCCATAATCAGCCCCCAGCAGTCATTCGAACCCAGGATAAACGGACGTCCGATAAGCGGCACCGCCTCCGGCATTATCTCGGCGTATTCATCGCTGTCAGGTGAGTAAATACCCCAGATCACGCCGGAGTTGTTGCACTGCTGGCGGTCCAGATCGGACGGAATAGGCCGGGCACCGTCGCCCGGGTGGGAGTGGATGACGCGAATAATCGTCCCGATATCTTCGGCGTTAGCCCAGTGCTCGCCGTCGATGCGAAAATGCTCTGTCGGATTTTCGTGCGTATTCGGCACGGGAATGTAGCGCTGGCGACGGCCAGACTGAATAACGAAGCCACAGCACTCACGCGGGGATTCCTCCAGTGCATGCGCCCGGATAGCTGCCATTATGGTTTTATTCATTGGTACGTCCGGTTATCGGGTGAAGAGAACGGTTGCCGGGAAGCCGCCAAAGTCGAGAATTGCCGCGTTAGGATCTGCCAGGCCGGCGCCAAATCGTTTACGGCAGTCACTGAAGCAACCACCACATACATCAAGGGCAGGATCTGAAACCTGATTCCCCTTCGCGTCGAAATATGCCGTACCGTTATAGGTGCATCCATCGCCGCTCCGGTACTGCCCGCGTAGCGCCCATTCGCAGAGCGAGGTGATTTGTCTGGTTGGAATAACAAGCCCCTGCAGGTCTGCGGGGCTACTGAGTGACCATGAAACCACTTCGTCGTCTTCGGAGGTTTTCGTGTCAAGCCAGAAGGTCTGAAGCGTGAACATCGACGGGTCGGCGGTCGGGTTCATCCCACCGGGGTAATTCACGGCATCGAGGTAAACCGAATAGGTGTCGATAATGCTCACTTTGGCATTAACCATGTCTTTAAATTGCAGGCATAGCGCCGTGATATGACCGTCGAGGTTGGAAACGCTGAGTGTCGGCTCTGCGGCCTGGTCTGTTGAAAGCTCCAGGCCTGATACCTGAAACGGCCAAAAATCGTAGGTATTGCCACCGAATACGATTGGCTTTGGTCCGAGCTTTTCTTCATCACCATTGGCAGCGTCGATCTCTTCCGGTGTATGGGGGAAAGGGGCGTAGTGGAAACGGTGAATACCGCCACTGAACTCTGAGGCGTCAACTTCAACCAGGCGTACTCTGCCACCCGGTGCCAGCATCGCCGCCTGATCGACTAATGCCATTATGCATACACTCCGTAAGCCCGTTTGATGGTGAACGTCAGCTCAGCAAACTTGCTGCTGATCTGATTTTTCCGTACGGAATCGGCGACTACCCGATAAAGCCCCTTCGCTTCGCCGGGCGGCGTGATGATAAAAGCTTTAACGGTATGAGCCAGGAGGAAATCACGAATACTGTTCACCTCCGTTTCTGTGCCGGTATGCTTCATTGGCACCTGAATAGCAGTAGAGTTAATGCCATTATCAGCAACCTGCTCATAGCCATCACCGAACTGCGCAGCGCGCACCGTTTGACTATATTCAATCGCCCCAGCACCGAGCTGCGAGCGCCAGCTGTATGTTTCAACGGCCATATTTGCTCCATAAAAAAACCCGCCGAAGCGGGTTTATCAAATCAGTAATGTATTATTGATAGCAATAATTTAAATGTTTAGGTGTCAAAGATAGATTACGCAGCGTCATTTGCCGCAGAGGGGACACAATATTTCTGATAGTAATTTCTTATCACGGGTTTTACATGTGGAGAAATCTCGAATCCAGTGAGGATGCGTTGAAAGGTACTTGCTTCACACGGCTGATGTACCCGAATATCTCCAGAAGTTACGCCATGAATTACGGTCTCAGCACCAAAAATCTCAGCTCGTCGATAAAAAACATAGCTAGGATGTCTTATAAATGGGTGGTCACCTACATTCAGAACACAGGAAGGGTCAGTCTCAAAAGCATCGGTAATTGAAGTAAGGTTTACAGCAAGAAAAGTTTCTTTCACCATCTTAGGATAGTACACCGGATCGTTACAGATAAAAAAGATATGCTCCTTCGAGCCAGAAAGAAGGAGTATTGTACCTTTTTGAACTGGGGAAAAATCCACTGTCATTTCAACCCACTGGCTATCCTATCAAGTTCTGAGAATTCTCTCATTCTGTCCGCAAAATGTCTAACCTGTTCTTCCGGTTTACCAAGTGCACGAAAAACATTTTCAGGATTAATTGTGAAGGCGCCGCCTTTAGGATCACACCATTCGGCACAGTGATCATGGGTATAATCTCTAATTTGCCATTTTCCCATATGCCCGAAGTCTTGATAAACTCGGTCTATAACAGAAAGGTCTGCATCACTAAGCTCATCAAGATCATCACGCTGAATTTCTCGTACCTGCAATTGAAGATCGTAATGGTCAGCATCTGTGATCCAGTTATTCCAGCCTTCATCACCTCTAGCCGCTCCTTTCATCAAATCCAGGGAACGAGACAAGACTGGTCCGTGAGGCATCGCGACCATCAGATCACCTGTTAAAGGTTCACCAAAGCGGTCCATCGAAAGACGATCAGATAAGTACATCAATTTCATGAGCTTCAGATATGCCATGCGTCCACCTTCTTTCAAAAGTAGATAGGCAGCTATCTGAGCTACTCTTTCTTCGCAAAACATAGTTGAACCTCTAAATCATTAATGAAAGCAGAACGCTACACTGATTTTATAGCCAGCTATAACTTTTAAGCAATCTTCATTTCGTCAAGATAGCCTCACGTTCGACGATGATCGCAATGACCACTTTGAGAGTTAACATCACTTTCGCAGAAGTTACCCCTCAGGTAATAGTAAACTATTGTCACGTTCTCGGGAGATAGGCGGTGCCTATGAGCCGGCTGAAGAGTTCAAGAAGGCCATAAATAGCACTTTTTGCACAAAATGCATGGCTTAGTTGGAATGCATGACACCAAAGATTGCTGTAGTATTTCGCCCCCTCAGAAAGCGGGCGCTCGCATTTTAACCGCATATACCACCCTAACAACAAAAAGCCCCGCATGTGCGAGGCTTGTTGGGCTATAGGCCCGGTAGGTCTTGGTTAGTGGTTAAAATGCGGTTGGGTAAATCCCAAATTCTGAACCAGAGCCGTAACCTATCCTGTAAGTTAATACCTTACCTTCGATTACTTTACCTGCCTGTTCACTCATTCCCCCACCACACATTCCTTTTGGCCACGCGCTGAAGATGTGATCCCCCAAGGTGGGGTAGATTGTGATTTTTTGTTCAGGGTCAAGATCGGCAACTTCACGCCCATCGACATAAACCCTCGTCAAACAAGCACTCCCCACATAACCAGAGTCACGTTTAATCACAACCTCCCCGGTGCCAGCCTTTTTCGTGAAGAGAGTGTTATCAAGAATTTGTTTCCCTGGCGCTGGCTTAGCCTGCTCAGTTGAAATTGGCTTGGTAGCACACCCAACCAAAGCGATGATACCCATAACCAAAATAAGTTTCTTCATGTCCCTATCTTCCCTCGGTGAAAGCCCGGACTAATCCTAACAGTATTCGTTCAATGGAAAAACCCGGCGAAACTGGCTACCTGCCTTTACTGAAGTTATAGATCATGCCGCCTGGTTTCAGGTGCTTCTGGATAACCTGCAACGCAGCGTTCTGCATTTCATCGGCGAGCGCACGGCCCATAACATCACCGGAACTGGATGTTTGGGTTGTGACCGAACCACCAGCATCAACGTTAACGGTGGTATTAATAACCGGAGCCATACCGCCACCGCCCTGGGCGCGTACGCCCAACCGTCCGGCGGAGTCCCGAGTAAGCGGCATGATTGCTTCAGCACCAGCCTCTGCGAATACACCGCCCTTCGCAAACTTCGATGCGCCCTGGAAAGTAAAATACTGGGGTGAGTCGTATACCCCATTAACGTACTTACTGAGCCCTGGCGAATCATAAACACCGCCTTTAGCGTTAAAAGTTAGGCCAGCGGCAGCGTTCGCGTAAGATCCCCCTGGTGTGCTCCCGCCTTTACTGCCACCGTTTATCCAGCCCATCGCGGCCTGTACTGTATAGGCCACTATAAGTTGGTTGGTTATCTCGAGGATCATCTTGAGCATAGATTTGCCGAACTCTTTAACTGACGCGGTGCCAGTTGTCATAAGCTCAGTCAGCATGTTGCTCAGGCCAGTCAGCGTGGAACTGGCAACGTTTTTAACGGCGTCGTAAGTGTTGGTTGCAGCGTCGAGATATTCATTCCAGCCACTTACCGCACCTGCTTTCCAGTCGCCCCGTAATTTGTCCTCTTCGGCATAATATTTCCTGAGAGCCGCCAGTTCTTTTTTATAACCGGCATCGTCAAGCTTACCGCCACCGTTGAGCCAGCCTTGGCGGAGTTGAGCCTCTTCCATCATGCGCTGGCTCTGACGACTGCTTAGGCCGGCACTGCCACGCAACGCTTCTGTCTTTTCCGACATCTGCGTGACGTATTTATTCGCCTGCTGCGCCAGGC